ATGTATTGCGTTCGGGTTTCGAGATAGCCACCGCCATTCTATTTTCTTAGGATATTTTTCCAACAATTGTATCGCATTTGGATTTGCTGACAGTTCTTCCCATTCTATTTTCTCAGGATATTTTTCCAACAATTGTATCGCATTTGGATTTGCTGACAGTTCTTCCCAGTCAATTTTTCTTATTTTTTTTTCCAGTAATTGTATCGCATTTGGATTTGCAGACAATATGTTCCAGTCAATTTTTCTTGGTTTTTTCTCTAATATTTGTGTTGCATTTGGATTTCCCGACAACAATTCCCAGTGTATTCTTTCAAGATTTTTCTCCAATAAATGTATCGCATTTGGATTACGTGACAATCCTCTCCAATTTAATTTATCAATATCAATCCAGTCAAGAAGTTTGTAAATGGATACCGATTCAGGAGTCATTGTGGTGGTCATTGTTAATATGGATTGTAAATAAAACATAAATCAAATCAATTTTTTCATTCTACATAAAAATGCGGATTTATTTACTTAATTGTCGTGGACTTTTAATTTACTACCAATGCTCTTATATGAATAACTGTTGTACACAATATCTTTATTCAAACATTTTTCTATAGTTTTGTCGCTTATTTTCAGTCCTCTTATACAATCATATTTACAACCGAATTCTTGTGTCATAATTCCATTAGTATCAAATTGTCCGACACCATCTTTATATAATAATGGTTTACCATATTTTTCCACGAACTTTTCTTTTAGTTCATCTTCACAACTGTCATACAGTAAATAATAATTACCATTCGATAATGTAAAATTCTTTACGCATGTGTCTAATCCAGATAGAGATTTATAACCATTAAAACTACTTGCATTTTTTCTGTCTAAATATACATTCAAAATTTCGGTTTTTTCTTTATTCAATTTCGCAATATAACCAATATTTTGTGTTCTTGTTTCTTTTGTCTTTTCAATTGATACAAGAACACTTGCGTCTTGGTCACGGGGAACAAATTTCCATCTAAAACCATTGTAAACCGTACATTCCTCTTCGGCTTTATTCAACGATGGTCTTTTTATGTTTATGTTTTCATTCATACATTCAGATACGGTTTCATATACTCTTACTAATTGTAGCGTTTCGGGGTTTATCTTCTGTAATCTTGGTCCAAGCGTTACGAGTGGCGTATTAAAACCGGTGGTTAATTTCGGGGCAGGGGTGTCATTGTCCAACTTTTTCAAAATTAGACCTTCCAATCTGTCTATTTTATCTAACAATAGTTTGTTGTTACTTACAAGTTGTTGTATTATTGTTTTTAAATCAGAACTATTAATTTCGGTGATTAGTTTCAAAGATTCATATTCTATTCTCATTTTTTCTAACTCATTATTATTATATTCGAAGTGATTTATATTTGTCTTTATCACATTCATTAATGTAGAATAAGTTAAATTCTTCCCAATTAAAAATAATTCCTTTTCGGTCAAATGTCCTTCTAAATCAGACACTCTACTGTCTTTGATTGTAACGTGATTATGTAGAAAACTTTCAAAATCCTTACTTCTATTCACACCAAAACAATCTAATAATAGAACTTCTTCGTAGTTTGTTTTATGTTCGGCAAATCTATCTACTATACCACGACGACTTTCTCCTATTTTTACAATGTATTCACCATTGATAAACGATTTTACTTTGATAATATATACCAACGAAATAGTTTTATTACTATATTCTGTAAGAAGTATGTTCTGTTTTTCGAGTTCCTTTTCTTTGAGTAATTTAGCATACTCTAATTTATTTTTATTTTCAATATCTAATATTAAGTTACCTTTTTGTTCTAATTGTATTTTTAGTTCATTTGACTCTTCTTGTATCACTTCCTGAAGTAAAAATTCCAATTTCAAAAAGTACCGGTGTATTTCGTCTGCTTTTTTTGTATCTGATTTTATACAGAACAACTTGAATGTTTGAATATTTAACATAATCTTTTCTTTGTTATTACCACCGTGTCTTTTATCTTGTTCCACCGATCGGTGAGTCGAAATTTTATAATCAATTTCTACTGTAAAATGTCTCTCCAGCACTCTTTTTGCAGTAAATTTTTGACTAAACCCTAACCATTCCCAGATATTGTCCAAATCTATAACGAAATCATTCGTTTGACTGTAATTTAAGAAACAGTAAAAAGACGATACGAATAGTTTTTGTTGTGTTTCAGTGAAATTTTCCTTGATTCTTGAAATAAACTTGTTATTATACGCTCCTGATAATTTTGTAATTGGTGTATTCTCAATCAAATCGACGATATTAAGCATTTCCATTATAAATAACAATACCATATTTTCTTTATATTGTTTTTGATTGTTTAAAACAAAAGCGAGTGTTGGTCTCACTAAATGTTGGTCTCACTAAAAGTTGGTCTCACTAAAAGTATGAATTTATTAATTCACATTTTTATAGGTATTATTATATATTTTTTATCGTTTTAATTGGTATATTAGTAGTATTATGAGTGTATAATAAACCAGACACGGAGTCCAATACGCTCAATTACTATATGCAACTCCGGCCATTCCCGACATTACGCGCAATACGTTATAATTGACGGCATATACTCTCACCTTTGCGGTGGCAGTTCCGGCGACCGTTCCAGATGACAGCACAAGCTGTAAGACAGCATTGTCAATTCTGGAGAAGTTGCAACTGCCGGAGGGCTGATGTTCCTCGGGCTTCAGAGAAAATGAGTAAACGTTGATGCCAGTATCAGGTGCGCGTGTGTGATGTTGATAAGGTTGAACGACGTCGAAGTAAGAGCCCTCTCTCTCGGAGAATCTGTCCTGACCGTTGAGCTGAAGCTTGGCGGTGACAACAGGGTTCTCGCCCCAACAATGCATGTCGAGTGCGGTCTCTGCGAGAACGAATGTTCCAGCGTCGGAGACATATGAGCCGTTTGCTGCCTTGCCGTCCTGTGGGCCGAATGGAAGGTCTGGACTGGCACCGCTGGATGTAAAAGCCCAGTTTCCTGATGATGGGAGGACTCCAGTGTTGTCGGTGGCTCCAGCCATCTGGAAGAGACCGTTGGAGGTGATGAATGCGTTGGAACCACTCGTCTCTGCTGGTCCGCCGAAAGCGTGGATTGCGTTGGGAAGAGCATCAATGGCATCTGTGTAGTTGAAGGGTTGAGCTCCAAGAGTGCGGAAGAGCGTCTGGGCAGCATCCAGAGAAGAGCAATAATCTACGTTCGCATCTGGCTGCACAACCCAGATGAGTTCCTTGCAGGGATGGTTGAAGTTTAGCTTCAGCTTGTTCGACGATGAACCAACACTCTCATCACCCGTAAATTGGATTTGCTCGATGAGATATTCGTGCGGGTTCTGTGCGACCTTTCGGCGTTCATCTGAGTCAAGGAAGATATAATCAACATAGAGAGACGCCGCTACAAGTGACTGCTGGTAAGCGATTGGGACTGACTGGATACCAGATGTGGCACCAAGCGATGATACAGCCCAAAGACACTCGCCAAGAGGACGAAGATCGAGGTTAATCTTGACCTCGTGGTATTGGAGAGCAATAAGAGGAAGAGAAAGTCCGGGGTTCTTGGAGAACCAGAACTGGAGAGGAATGTAAAGCGTCGTCTCTGGGAGAGCATTACGAGGGGCGCACACCTGTGATGGACCAGTGGCGGAAGAGCATGGGCCAGACACCTCGGCGAAGAGAGGGTCGGTGATGTAGGTAAGCTGGGTCGTGTTACCAATCATCTTGAAATAACCTCTCTGCTGCTCTGATGAGAGTGTAAGCTGGTTCCAGATGTGCATCCAGTCACCGTATTGACGGTCAATTCTCTGGCCTCCAATCTCGACCTCTACCTGTGCGATGAGCTGCTCACCGATGTAGTCCAACCAACGAGCATAGACACCCTGTCCTGTCTGGGTCTTCATACTCTGGTTAATCTCTGGGAGAGTCACCTGAAGGTATGTGCGATAAGCCAAATCACCATTTCTGCTGATTGTGCATGTCACTCGGCGACCGAAATCTGCCTGTCCAGAGAATGTCTGTTCGATACTCTCCATCGCAAAGTTAGTGTGGCGACGATAAGAGATCTTCCAGTACGTAATCTCTGGGGTTCCTGTCAAAAATACATCTTGAGCTCCGTAAGCAACCAATTGAAGTAATGCACCAGCCATTTATTTAGTTATATATCTTACATAGATTATAATTTTTGGGAATTGTTCCTAAATAAAACTATTTATATTTTTGTATCGATACAAATGTTTATTAATAATAACCTTGAATAAAAAGAACTACTGCGAGTGAGATGTAGAAAAATAGTTCTGGAGTCATTAAACTATATAATTGTTATAGTTTATAAATATCATACATTATAACGAATTTTTACGCTAAAGATATTAATAGTATGGGTGAATGGGAATGTAAAAATATGACATCAACATGCAGGAGCTACCGCAACCGCAGTATCAAGATTTAATATGGAGAAATTCCTTCACCACTTTGGGTTAATGATAAATCTTGCTTTGCAACTTAGCAGAATCGCTAAATTGTTTGCTCACCAGAGAAAACAATTCAATCCGTCTATTTAGACGTCTTCAATTTACCACAGATACTCACGAGTATTCATTTATATATTGTATTGAATACTAAAAAATGGTATAAAGAAATAATAACCATATATGTATCAATGGCATCTCTTGATATTGTAGAACTGATTGAGAATAATCCTATTACACGATTGAGCGGAACATACAATAGCAAATTACTTAACAAAATCAAGGAAAGATTCAATGAAACAGAACAGCAACTATTTGTTGCGTCATTTTATTGTTTTCTAAATTACCAAAGAAACGATTATGTAATCGATTTGGATAACATATGGGAATGGTTGGGTTTTAATCAAAAATCCGCTGCTAAAAGAGTGTTGGAACGACATTTTATAGTAGACAAAGATTATATAACGTCATTCTCCCGATCGGGTGAATGCCCTCGTAAAGGGAGTAACGGTAATGTTAAGGAAATAATAATGATGAATGTAAAAACGTTCAAACTATTTTGTCTTAAATCAAGCACAACTAAAGCAGACCAAATACACGAATACTATATAACATTGGAAGAAACGTTACAAGATGTTATTCAAGAAGAAACAACAGAATTAAAAAAACAATTAGAAATTAGGGACGACGAGTTTGTTGAATATAAAAAGTTTTTAAAAGAAAAGGGTCTTGAGAAAGAAAGAAGATTGGTGAGTGATTTTCATTTAAAGAATGTTGTATATGTATTTTTGATACAAAACATAGGAGACGCTCTTGTCGTAAAAATTGGTGCAACACAATCAATCAAGGAGCGTAAATCAAATTTATCGAATTCTTTCACAACAGAAATACTACTAATTGATGTAATTCAATCTGATAATTATGTAAAGTTCGAAAAGTTCTTACATAATAATGATTTCATAAAAAAATTCAATTATCCTGTAGAAATGAAGAATGGAAATAAGTCGTCAGAAACCTATCTTGTAGATAAAAAGCAATACGAGGAATTCGTAAAAATTATGCAAGAGAACAAAAAAAATTTCCAGAATACGGATATTGAAAGAGATGAAAGGGCTATAAAATTAGAGGAAACCGCTCAAAAAACAGAAGCAATTAAACTTGAAGGACTTAAAATTCAACAGGAGAATTTGTTGCTACAAAATCAAAATTTGCTCATTAATTTAGAACTTCAAAAACAAGGTGTTCGTATTGAACCAGTAATTATACCAGAAATTGAGGAAAATAATGAGATTGAAGTAGAACAAGTCCCCCCAATTTTAGGCAATATTACTACTTGTAATTTTAGTATGGTAAAACGAGATACAGGAAGACGGTCTCCAAAAGTTTATCAATACAACATAGAAGATTTAACAAATCCTATAAAAATTTTTGATAGTCCAATAGATGTAGAAAGATCGTTTGATGGTAATACTATAACACCGGCTGCATTGAAATGTGCGGCTGAGAATAATACGATTTACAAGGATTTTAGATGGTATTTTGTAAGACACGATGAGACGGTTCCAGATACTATTCCAGATACAGTCGCTACAAGACAATTGGCGGGTTTTCAATTGTTGGCGATGATAGATATAACAAAAACTAAAATAATGAAAGTTTATGCTTCTCAAAAAGAAGCGATTGATGCAAGAATGATGAAGTGTAATAGTTTCTCACGTGCTATACAACAGGAATCAATTTCAAGTGGTCATTACTGGAAGTATTACAAGGATTGTAGTGAAGAAATGAAAAATGAATATCTATCAAGAGATACACTACCCGAAAAGATTGTCAGTAAATCAGCAAAATCCGTCGATCAGATTGACCCAAGAACAAGAAATATCATAAAGACATATGGTTCGAATAGAGAAGTAGCAAAAGATTTTCAAATGTCTATCACGTCTCTAAAAAAAGCATCGGCATCAGGTGAAATAAAGAATGGTTATATTTGGAGAATCAATGGATAGAGCAACAGATAAAAAGTAAGAAAAAAAGAATTGTAATAAAGAAGTATTTTTATTACAATAAAGTCCATATTATTAGTTTTTTGTATCAAAATATAATATAATACATAATAACACATATCATGTCTTCAGGTTCTTTAGAACTAAAAAAGTTTGATATGAAAAGTATTGTTTTTGACGCCAAAGATATAGAAGGAGCGAAAGGTCCAGTAATTGTAATGATTGGTAGAAGAGATACAGGTAAGAGTGTTCTTGTAAAAGACCTTCTTTTTTTTCATCAGGATATACCCATTGGGGCTGTTATATCAGGAACTGAAGCCAGTAACGGATTTTATTCTGAACTTGTTCCTAAACTTTTCATTCACGATGAATATAATTCTGTTATTATCGAAAATATCTTAAGAAGACAAAAAGTCGTTCTTAAGCAAATGAAGAAAGAACAGGAAACATTCAAAAAATCTTCCATCGACCCACGCACTTTTGTTATTCTTGATGATTGTCTTTATGACGATAAATGGACTCGTGATAAACTTATGCGACTCCTCTTTATGAACGGCCGTCACTGGAAGATAATGTTGATCATAACTATGCAGTACCCGCTTGGAATACCCCCTAATTTAAGGACAAATATTGATTATGTTTTCATATTAAGGG